TACGGAATTTTGGCGTCGATAGCTGGATCATTTGGGCTTAAAGGTATTGCCAAAATAAAAAAATAAAATACAATTAATAGTGGAGGTAAGTATGTTATTAACAAAGAATATTTTACAATTGAAAAAAAACTTCTTGGTTAAAATACCAAAAGAGACAGGTAGAGTATGGGATATTTCAGAAAACAGATGGGGATATCGAAAAGTATAATTTGTTATATTGTGTGTGTACCATTACAAGCTGAGGAAATATGGGCAGGGAATGCAAAACTTTATGATTTTAGAAATCAATACCAAGTAACCTGTAGGTTGACAAAAGAAAAAAATGTTAAGCCTTTTTTTGGAGAGGACAGTGTAAAATGTTTTTATATTTGCACTGACAAAGAAGAAATGGTTGTTAACACACATAGTGACTTTGCTTGTGAAAAACAAATTCAAGTTCCTAGAGGAGATAAGCGTGACTGGAGAGGAAAAGGCAATATTTATACGCCACAAAAGACACGATAATAATAAATTTCCAAAAGAAAAGATTAAAGAATATAAGTCACCTGTGGTAAAAAACCCCATACTAGTTAAAAAATATGCCAAAGAAAATTCACAAGAGAGAAATAACATTCACCAAAAAGAACAAAAGAAGGTATAATAAAAAAGGTAAAATTCATAGAAAAAAATTAGGACCCAAACATCATTTAAGACATGCTTGATATAGACACGTTACGAACAATTAGACATTATATTAAAAAAGAAATTCAACAAACTAAAGACCATATTTGCTATGGTATAGACAAACTTGATCAACTACATTATGCTAAAGGTAAGCTCGCAGCATTGGAGGCTGTGCTTCAGGATTTAAAAGACCTGCAAAATAGAGAGGATAATGTAGATGACATTGATCAAACCTGATACCAAAATCATCGCACCAGAAAATAATAGCGATGAACCCTTAATTCCTAAGGGTGCAAAACAAGTGGAAGAATATTTGAAATTATTACCTAAACCAGTGGGGTATAGACTTTTAATAAGACCTTATCAACCAAAAGGAAAAACAAAAGGTGGTCTGTATCTAACGGAGAAAACTCTTGAAACACAACAATTGACCACGGTAGTTGGTATGGTTGTTAAGATGGGTGACCTCTGTTATAGAGACAAAGAAAAGTTTCCAACTGGACCATGGTGTAAAGAGGGGCAGTTTATCGTTTATGGACGTTATTCTGGCGCTCGATTTAAAACAAAATATGGTGAACATCGTATTTTAAACGATGATGAAATCATAGGAACTATTAATAAACCCGAGGACATCCTCGCATTATTCTAAGGAGTAATTATGACTGAAGATAATCAAGTCGAACTAGATACTGACGAAGCAAAAGAAGAAACTTTGCATCTCGCAGAAAAACCTAAAGAAGAGAAACCTGAAAAAATTGAGGTTGATTTAGGCTATACAGACCCAATTAAAACAGAAACAAAAGCAAAAGTTGTCGAAGAAAACAACGACGATAATTTACAAGATGTATCTGAAAACGTACAAAAGAGAATAGATAAACTTACGAGAAAATATAGAGAAGCTGAAAGAAGAGAAAAGGCTGCTTTAGATTATGCTAAAGGTTTGCAAAATAAATATTCAGGTCTTGAAAAAAAAGTACACGAGACTGATAAAACGTATGTTGAAGAATATGAAGCAAGAGTTGATTCTCAGAGAGAACAAGTAAAAAATAAACTTCAAAAAGCTATAGAGGAAAACAATTCAGAAGCTATTATGAAAGCGAATGATGAGTTAACTCAATTAGCTGTAGAAAAAGAAAAAGCAAAAATAAAAAAATCTCAATTTGAAGAAGCCTCTGCACAAGCAAAAGCTCAAGTTGAACAACAAGCTCAACAACCAATACAACAGGCTCAGCCTCCATCAAAGAAAGCTGAAAAGTGGGCTGAAGACAACGATTGGTTTGGTAATGATCGGATAATGACAAGTGCTGCTTACGCCATACATGAAGATTTGGTTACGCAGGGGTTTGACCCAGAGTCCGATGAGTATTACAATGAGATTAACAAACATATGAAGGATAATTTTCCTCATAAGTTTGCAAATGAGAAACAACGACCTGTACAAACTGTTGCTTCTGCTGGAAGAAAACAGGAAGGTCGCAGAACTGTGAAGCTCACTCGATCACAGGTGGCTATTGCCAAAAAATTAGGAGTGCCACTAGAAGAATACGCAAAATTCGTGAAGGAGTAAAAAATGAATGAAAAACTAGTAAAAACCTCACGCGCGTCACAAGATAATAAGCCATTAAGGAATAAACCTTGGACGCCTCCGTCAAGTCTGGATGCACCCCCTGCACCAAAAGGGTTTGTACACAGATGGATAAGAACCGAACTTATGGGTCAAGAAGATACAGGTAATGTATCTAAAAAACTCAGAGAGGGTTGGGAGTTTGTGAGAGCTGAGGAGATAAAAAATAAACTTGGTGATCATAATTATCCAGTGATACAAAGAGGACAATATCAGGGGTTAATCGGGGTTGGTGGCCTTGTGTTGGCAAGGATACCTGAAGAAATTGTAGAGCAACGCAAGCAGTATTTTCAAAATATTACTGCCGATCAAGTTAAAGCCGTTGATCAAGATATTCTTAGGGAGCAACGACCAGAGATGCCTATTAATATTAATAGACAATCTCGTGTAACTTTTGGTGGTGGTCGTAAGTCAGAATAATTTTTTGATAAAAGCCATCGCTGTAATATTAATGCTTATTTAAGGAGAATCTAAATGGCAAATGTAAGTGAAAAGTTTGGTCTGAGACCATACAAATCTCTTAACGGTGCTCCATGGAACAATGCTCAGAATAGGTATACTATTGCAGCCAACTACGGAACAGCTATCTTCCAAGGAGACTTGGTTGTCCCAACTGCTGCAGGTAACATTGAACGTTATGATGTGACTGCTAGTTCGGGAGCTGTAAAACCTATTGGTGTGTTTAATGGTGTATTTTATACTGATCCAACCACGAGCAAACCAACATTTAGTAACCATTATCCTGGTAGTATAAACGCTAGTGATATTGTTGCTAATGTAATTGATGACCCTAATACGTTATTTTTGATCGATTCAGACGATGCTTTTACAAGAGCAGGTTTGTTTACTGGTTATAAAACAACTAACGTTACAGGGAACACAATAACCGGCATATCAAAAGTACAACTTGATACAAGTACAGCAGACTCAACAAATGCTATACCACTTCAAGCTGTTGATATATGTCAAGATGTTAACAATGAAGACACGACAACTGCTAACACAAATGTTGTTGTCCGTATTCAAAACCATTTTCTGAATCCACCAGCTTCGGCTGCGGATACAGGGGTATAAGGGAGATAAAATATGGCTATTTCAAGATCACAACTGGTCAAAGAGCTAGAGCCTGGTTTAAATGCTCTCTTTGGCTTAGAATACAATAGATACGAAAACGAACATGCAGAAATTTTCGTTGCAGAGGCCTCTGATAGAGCTTTTGAAGAAGAAGTAATGCTAACGGGTTTCGGAAGTGCACCAGTTAAAGAGGAAGGTTCAGGGGTCACATTTGATCAAGCAACCGAGTCTTTTACTGCTAGATACACTCACGAAACAATTGCGATGGCATTTGCTATTACTGAAGAAGCAATTGAAGATAATCTCTACGACAGATTGGCTGCTAGATACACAAGAGCACTTGCTCGTTCAATGGCTAACACTAAACAAGTTAAAGCTGCAAACGTACTTAACAATGCGTTTAACTCAAACTTTGCTGGTGGTGATGGTGTTGAACTATGTTCAACTGCTCATCCAATCGCTACTGGGGGTACGTTCGCAAATGAACTATCAACAGCTGCTGATTTATCTGAAACGTCATTAGAGCAGTCTTTGATTGATATTTCTGCTTTTGTTGATGAAAGAGGACTTAAAATTGCAATGCAAGGTGTGAAACTGATTATTCCAAAAGAACTTCAGTTTACTGCTGAAAGGATTTTAAGATCACCTCAGAGAGTTAGTACTGCTGATAATGACATTAATGCTATGGCTTCTATGGGTATGATCCCACAAGGTTATAGAGTAAATCATTATCTAACAGATACTGATGCTTTCTTCATTATGACTGATGCACCTAACGGAATGAAACAATTTGTTAGAGCACCAATTAAAACTGCAATTGAAGGTGACTTTGATACTGGTAATGTCAGATTCAAAGCAAGAGAAAGATATTCTTTTGGTTTTTCTGATCCAAGAGGTATCTTTGGTTCACCTGGAGCTGCATAGTTTTAGTAATGAAATAAATTAAAGAAGGGGGACTTACGAGTCCCCTTTTTTTTTGTATAATATAAAAACCAAGATAATATAAACTAGATATAGACTGACTTGGCAGACACCCTAGAGGACTATATCTTTTAACTAGGAAAAAAATTATGGCAAACACAACTTTTTCAGGTCCAGTTCGTTCAGAAAATGGATTTAAAAATATAATTAAAAACAGTATTGGCACAGTCACAAGTGACATGGGTTTATCTGTTTACAGCACTTCAATTACAATTGCTGCCTCAGGCACAGATCACAAAGAAACATCAATTGGTATTCCATCTAATTTTATACCAATGGGTGTGGCAGTAACAGTTACAAGTGCGGCAGCAAACGCAGTTAACTTAGTTGACATAGGCACAGAGGCTGATGACGATGGTTTCGTTGATGGTATTTCTGCTGCAATAAATAGCACAGGCTTTAAAGGGTTCTTCCCTTGCAATGGTGTGTTAGGAATGTCAGGTGGAGCAACTACTGCTGCAACTGAAACAGCAGACGAAGTACAAGTCGTAGTATCTGGAACTGCTGGTGCAGGTGGTGTTGTAGCACTTAAGTTTTTTGGTTTATCCTCTGATTCACCAACTACTTAATAGGAGAAAAATATGAACTCTGATGTAGGTGCAAAAACATTAACAGCAACAGGCACAGTACAATCTGGGAGAACTAGACTATTATCTATTTATTATGTAGGAGCTTCCTCTGCAGGAACTCTTACGTTTAAAGATGGTGGAGCTAGTGGTACACAAAAATTAGTTATCACAACACCAGCTAGTAGTGCTGCCGACCAGTATCAAGTTGATATACCTTTAGATGGCATTGTTTTTAAAACAGACATACATTTAACAATATCAAATGTAACATCTGTGACTGTTTTTGTTACACCAGTGACTGCTGATACTGATAATGGATAATTATTATGACGATCTTGACTTGCTTGGTCTCAAAAAGGGGGGTATGCCTCCTCGTACTAAAAAATATTACCGACCAACAAAGTCAGGAGCTGGAATGACTGAAGCTGGGGTTAAAGCGTACAGACGCAAAAACCCTGGCTCTAAGTTAAAAACAGCAGTAACAGGTAAAGTTAAAAAAGGTAGCAAAGCTGCTAAACGTAGAAAGTCTTTTTGTGCTAGAAGTGCAGGACAGGCTAGGATGCATAATATTAATTGTAAAAAAACGCCAAACAAAAGAATTTGTCAGGCAAGAAGGAGATGGAAATGTTAGAAAAATGGGAAATGATTAAAAACTTGTACTCAACTAATAAAGATAGTATAGTAATTGGATTATGCGTATTATTACTCCTATCTTGGATGTTTTAGTTTTTGCACTCCTTAGTTTGGGGACTGCATTCTTTATTTCAATATGGAGTCTTTGGATGCTTTTTAGTTTACCAATAGATATATTTTACGATGCAATTATCAAAAAATTTTTCTCTTAATGAATTAGTTAAATCACAAACAGCTAT